CGAGGAAATCAAGCGACTTTTCGAGACAATGCCGGAAGCGCAATTCCGTCAAGAGATCATGGCCGATTTCGTTGAGTCGACCGGCGGCGTCTTCCGACGGGTCAACGAATGCGCCATCGCTCCGATTCTCGAAGAGCCCGAGCCCGATGCGACTTACATCGCCGGGGTTGACGTGGCCGATGCTGACGACTTCACGGTCGTTTGCGTCATGAACTCGAAGACGAAAGCGCTTGCCTACATGGATCGCTTCAATAAGGTCGGATATATAGCGCTCGAAGACAGGCTCGCCGCTATATACGAACGCTGGAACGTGGTAAACATGACGATCGAGGACAACTCGATCGGGCAACCTGTCATCGATCATATGCGCGCTCGTGGCTTACATGTAACGCCGTTTACAACTTCGAACGCTTCGAAGCAACCGCTCATACAGGGCTTACAGTCGGCGTTCGAGCACGATCAGATAAGCATTCTCCCCGACCGCATATTGATTGACGAGCTACAAGCATTTGAGGGCGAGCGCATGGCGAGCGGCTATCGATACGGCGCTCCGGCCGGATATCATGACGATTGTGTAATGTCGCTCGCCATCGCGTATCAATCGATCGCCAGTTATATACCAGCGCGGGAGTTATACGCTTTTCTCTCATGACCAATCTATTTGATCGAACTCTCGCTCGACTCGGATATCAGAAGACGGCCGCTATCGTCTCTCCGGCCACTTGGATGGCTCAGACGGCTAAGGTGCAATCTTTCGAGCTTCCGGGCACCGACCTACCGACCGCGCATTTGGACTTATACAAGCGGCTCTCGTGGGTTCAGGCGGCCGTTAACAACGTGGCGCAAGCCGCGGCGTTGTCTGCGTTCGAGGTGATGTCCTTGGAAGCCGAGAAGCGGGTCGCCATTCGAAATCACCCGTTTGAGACGTTGCTTGCCCGTCCGAATCCGTTGCAATCGAGATATGAGTTCTTGTATGCAACGACCGCCGCGCTCACGCTCACTGGTAACGCGTTTTGGTTCATGAACCGGCCGAACTCGGAGCGCCCGCCGATCGAGCTTTGGAACGTGCCATCTAATCGAATCGTGCCGGTTCCCAACGAGAGCTCATATCTACATGGATACATGTACGATCCCGGCGATGGTGAAGAGATCCCGCTCGAGCTACATGAGGTCGTGCATTTCAAGAGATGGCACCCGTTGAACGACTTCGTCGGGTTGAGCCCGGTCGAAGCGTTGGCGGCTATTTCGCTTGGTGACATCGCCATGCAGCAATGGAACACGAACAATTTCGCCAAAGAGAACGCCAAGATTCCCGGTATCATGGCTTTCGCTGACCCGATTGCTGACGGCGAATGGGCGGCACTAAAGCGCGATTGGCAAGAGCAACACGGCGGCACCGAGCGCCGAATGACGATGATTCGCAATACCGGCAAAGGCGGCGTCAACTGGATTCCAACTGCCATGAGCCAACACGATATGGAATTCTTAGCGGGCCGGCAGTCGAACAAAGAAGAAATCTTCTCGATGTTCGCGCCGGGTCTCGCCGCCGTGCTTGCCATCAATTCGACGGAAGCCAACGCCAACGCCGGGCGGCGCACGTTTATGGAGTCGGCCGTTTGGCCGCACATGGTCGCGATCGCGGAGAAGATATCGAATGACGTTCTCCCGGCTTACGGCGACAATCTCGTCGGCGCGTTCGAGGATGTGCGCGTAACGGATCGCGTTCTTGAGCTCAGCGAGATCGAGCGCTTTTCCTCTTTCCACACGATCGACGAAGTTCGGGCGACCTATTACGATGCCGATCCTATTGGCGACGAGCGCGGCGATTTGCTCGCGGTCGAGCTCACGTCCGGCCCGGCCATTAGTGACGAGCCTGAGCCCGCTCAGCCGTTCGAGAGCCAATCTGAGAACATTGTTCCCGAGCCCGAACCGGATTCCGAGCCCGAGCCCGAGCCCGAAGAAGACGACGACGAAGCGGCTCGGGTTGAGGCGGCGAAGTTTGTGAGGTGGGCGGAGAAGCGGATTAAGCGCAAGCGCCCCGTCGATTTGGCGCTATTCAAGAGCGATTGCCTCGACGCTGACGAACTCGCCGACATCGCGCTCGAGAACGGGATTGACGCCGAAATAACGGCGAGCGGGGCACCGAGTCGGCTCGATGCTACCTTTCCAGTTAGTGGATGGGCCGCTTACCCGTAGCGATTGGGTCGCGCTCAAGGCGATCGCGTTGGCTAACGATCCCGACAATCCCGACGCCGAGAAGGATATTCGAGAAGCGGTCGAGCGTCGGGGAGAACGTGAGATAGCTCGAGAGTTACGGAAGCAATTCGACAAGACGATTCCGGTCGACATGACGGTCGCCGAAGCTAACGGGGCAATCGAGCGCTTACGTAAAGAGGGCGAGACGCTGCGAGACACGCTTCGCCGAATGTTGCAAGAGAGCGCCGATTTAGGAACGTTTTCATTCTTGGATGCAAGCGAGCGGATCGGGTTGAGCTTCGACTATACGTTGGCCAACGAAGCGGCCGCACGATGGGCGAGACAGTATTCGAGCGAGGTAACGGATCAGATTATGGTGGGCACCGAGCGGCGAGTAGCGGAGGCGATAGGTGATTACGTTCGCAACGGTGATCCCATTTCGTCTTTGCGTCGTGAGTTGACACCGACATTCGGTCGCCGTCGTGCTCGAACGATCGCCGTTACGGAAGTGACGCGGGCATTCGCTCAGGCCAACGAGATTGCTTACGCGCTCGAGGGTGTTGAGTGGAAAGGCTGGCGGACTTCCCGAGATGAAAAAGTGTGTCCGATTTGCGGAAAACAGGGTGCAGACAACGGGCTCGACGGCGAGATCGCCAAGGTTGGCGAGTCGTTCATCCATCCTGGGAGCGGCAACGCGTACCGCGGGCCGCCAGCACATCCAAATTGTCGTTGCTGGACGGTCGCCGTGATTCCGACTGACGAAGAGCGCGAGAAGCTGTCGGGCGGCTCGATTGAGAAGCCAAACACGGATCAGGATAAGAACCGCGACGACGTCGATTTCGGCGGCCCGTTCACGCCGCTCGACTACAGGACAACAAGCGGCGCGGCGGCTCGCGAGAAGGTTGTCGCCGCCGAGCTCGAGTTCGCGAGTAAAGAGTCGGCGTTCTCGATTGAGCACTCGAAATTGAGCAAAGAGTATCGATCATGGCGCTTGAAAATCCAGAACGAATACGGCGGAAGTCGCTTTGCGATGCCGCGAGCGGATCAGGATGCAGTTCGCAAGGTCTCGGATCGCTTGACTGAGATTGTCAACGAGCTCGACGGTTTACAGAAGAAGCGTGATCGGGCGATTAAGCGGGCGCTGAGTGTTCCGGTCAAGGATCGGAACAAGTTCAATACGCGAGCCGCTCGTATTGGTCCTGGAACCGGCGACGACAAGTTCAAGGGTAGCCGATGGATGGACAAGGAAACCGCGAAAAACACGACTGAGGCGACGAAGTTTCTCGAGAGTATCAACGGAGTGAAGACGACAATTAGAAACAATGTCCCGATTCTCGAAAACACCGGCGGGCGCGCTTTCGCTTCGCCGCGGGGGAATTTCATTTCAATCGAAGTTGGCGCAGAACAAACCACGATCGTGCATGAGCTCGGTCATGTTCTCGAGTATCAACGGGTTGAGCTCGACCCGCGATATCAGCGGGCTCGACAATCGTTTTTCCGCAACCGCACGATCGACGACAAGCTCGAGAAGATGAACGAAGCGTTTCCCGATTGGGGATATCGCGACGACGAAGTATTTCGACGTGACAAGTGGAAAGATCCGTATATGGGCAAGGTGTACGGGCGGCCGTCATCGAGCGAGTTGATCTCGATGGGTATTCAAGAGCTATATGCCGACGCGGCCGCGTTTGCCCAATCAGATCCCGAGTACTTCGATTTCATTGTGTCTTATGTGCGGGGGGATCTTTTCGATGATTAAGCTTGCGAATTTCCTCGGCGACATCGTCACTATACACGGCGGCGTGATCGCATTGGAACCGGCTATTGACACGGAAGAGAACCGGGCCGACTTGGCTCTCGAGGTGCGGTCGGTTTTGCTGGGGAGCGAGTACGACGGTCGCTATTTCCCGTTTCGCGACATCAAGATCGAGACCTTGCTTCTCGAGAGCGATTACGGATACAAGACGATCGAGCGCGACGAGTATGTAACGAAGCCTGGCCCGATTGCTGAGCGGCGAGTTTACTAAAATGGCTAAATCGGTGTCGATTCGAATTGAGGGCGTCGATAAGCTCGTCAAGAAGCTGGGTGTCGCCGGTTCGAAGAAGGTACTCAAGAAACCGATGCAACAGTCGCTTCGCATTCTCGAGAGCGACATCGCCGACTATCCCGACAAACCGGCGGGTTCGACCTACGACAGAACGGGAATTCTCGGTAAGAAGTGGACGGTCAAGACGACGAATGTAGCGAACGGTATACGCGGCGTCGTGGGCAATCGAACCGACTACGCGCCGTGGGTGCAATCACATCTGTTCCAGACTCGAGCGCATAGGCGCACGGGATGGCCGACCGATAAGAAGGTCATCGATCAGAACCGAAAACGGATAGTCGAACTATTCAACAAGGCGATTAAAGAGGCGATCAAATGACAACGTTACAAGAAACGATTCAGGGCATCAGCGCGGCGAACATGGCTCCGAATGGCACGGTCGCCGACGAGCGCTTGACGGTCGACGCAACGGCCGGGGGCGTCCAGTTCGCGGCGCTCGACGCTCATACGACTCACGTTTTCTGGACTAACGAGGACGCTCAGGCGCGAGTCACCTTCGACGCAAGCGCCCCGACGAGTTCGAACGGGCACATTGTCGATGTCGGCGATTCGGGAGTCTGGTCGCAAACGATGGCGACCGCTGCCAAGTTCATTCGAACGGGAGCGGTGTCGGCCGTGATCCATGTATCCCAGTTCATAGGCGAGGTGTAACTCATGTCTTTTGGTGGCGGATTTATCAACTCAAAAGCGGCCGGGCCGGACTCATGGGATCTGGAAACGAATTCGCTTGTTGGCGAAGGTGGGGCAGCGGGAATCTATATTGATTCGGCGGGGCAGGTTGGGATCGGCAACACGAATCCGGCCGCTAATTTGGTTATCGGTTCGGGCTCGGGGGTGGCGGCTTGGTTCAACGATTCGGGCGAAGACGGCATATTGATTGACGACGGCGGGGCGACAGGTGTGCTTGCGATCGTTGGAACGGTAGCGGCTGATTTTATATTGCACGACTCAGGCGCGACGGCCAACGCGGGCGTTTTTCGCATACATAATGCGACCGACACGGTCGCTTTCGAAATCGTTAACGACGCATATTCGGGCATTCAAAGAACAATCCTTTTGCTTGACAACGCAACCGGCAACATCGAATTAGCGGGCGGCATGCAGTTCAAGCCGTCCGCCGACTCGACCACGGCGATCCAGTTCGCCAACAACGCCGGGACGGCTTTCGTCAACTTCGACACGACGAATTCGCGGCTCGGCATCGGGACGACAGCGCCGCTTACGAATTTACATGTCGGAGCGGGAGCGGGCGTAGCGGCGTGGTGGGACGGTGCCGACGAGAGCGGAATTCTTATCGACGATTCAACTGATACCGGCCGTCTTGCTATTGCCGGAGCGGTTCAAGCTGATTTCATTCTATACGATACGGCGGCAACTGCGGATCGGGGTATGTTCCGTATAACTAACGCTGATAACACGGTTGCTTTTCAGATTGTCAAGGACGATTTCTCGGCGGTCGAGCGAACTATGATGCTCTTTGACTCGGCGACTGGTGATGTTCGTTTGCTTAGCGGCGCAAAGTTGTTTCCCTCCGCCGACTCCACCACGGCGATGCAGTTCGCCAACAATGCGGGCACGGCGTTTGTCAACCTCGACACGACGAACTCTCGGGTCGGTATCGGGACGACAGCGCCGACGGCGGAGTTGCATGTTGCCGGAAATATACAGGTCGACAACGACGGATATATACAATTAGGATCGGCGAACGGCTTCGCGCTCGTAGCGGACGAAGACACGGATCAAGCCGTGATAAACGTGGGATCGCTTGTAGGCGATCAATTGATCATTGGCGGGTATTTGGGGGCTGCGAGAGATTACGATCACGCTTCGACCGGCGATGTCAAGGTATACATACATGCTACTGTCGATCCCGATTCGGATAATACACCGTGGCTCGGCTTATCGCACGACGATACGAACGCTTTGATCGATTGGGGCAAGGGCGACTTGACCATGAGTGGCGGAAATGTCGGAATCGGCGCAACGGCACCGACTCCCGCCGCGCAGCTACACGTCGACCAAAGCGCCGCCGCCGGGGCCGTGCCGGTTCTCACGCTTGATCAGGGTGACGTAAGCGAAGAGTTTATACGCTTAATCGGCACGAGCGCGGCCGACAACTCACAATCACTTGTTGACGCGGCCGATTTGACTACGCCCGGCGCTATCGTGGGCTGGTACAAAATGTATGTTGAGGATGTAGCGGGCGCGGGTGACATTACTGATGCGGTTTATTACGTTCCATTTTATGCGACGCCGACGGCGTAAGGAGATTAGATCATGGCAGTTTTGACCGAAGTACAACGAGCGAAGGGCGTTTTGGATGTCGTGCATAGCGCCGACACGGCAACTGGCGTCGACGTCAACCTAGCGGTTCGCATTGCGAAGGGCGTCGTTACGGCTCGCGGCTTGGGCGATCCCGAAGAGATGACGAACGAAGAGCTCGGAACGGCGCTCATTGGCGATCTGCGGAAATACTACCGGCAGATCCTCAAAGACAGCGAGGGCAACGCCGCGGGGACGGACGCCAAGCAGACCGTCGCCGACGAAGTCGACGCCATCGATATAGGGGCTTGACATGACCGAACACGATGTCAAAGCGCTCGTCGAGATATTGGGGCGCGCCCCGATGTCGACGGCTGAGCAGATTTGGGCTCAGGGCTTCGCGCAAGAGTGCAACGAGTTGGCGAAGGTTCCGAGCGAGCCCGTAATCGAGCCCGAGCCCGGACCATATCCGGCAGGGCCGGAATAAGAGGCGGTCATGACGTATACAATCAAAGCGGTCGGCGACTGGACTCTCGATGTACTCGGCGTTCCGTTCGGCGGGCCGGACAACGGGCGCGATGCTCAGGGCGAGTTCTTTTCTCATGCGACCGAGTTTCACGCCGACAAATTCGGGTTGCCGCCGGTTGTCTACTATCACGGATACGGCGACGACAAGCGCCCGGCCGGGAAGCCCGAGTACATCGGGAAAGCTGTCTCTCGAGAAGAGCGGCCTGACGGAATCTGGTATCGGGTCATACTGGACAGGGCGAGCAAGTTCGCCCGTCGGGTTTGGGAAGCGGCGCAAGCGGGCACGGCCGCCGCGAGTTCGGGTTCAATCGAGCATCTCGCCCGCTTTGCAAAAGATGGATTTATTCGAGAATGGCCGGTCGCCGAGCTCTCGGTTTTCGAGACGGCGGGCGGGAAAGCGCCATCGAACACTTACGCGGTTGCGCTTCCGATACTTAAAGCGGTATACACGGCGGCCGATATGGATTGGCGGCCGGAACTATACATCGATCCAAAGGCTGAGGATATAGGCGCGACGGCGCAGAGGTCCGAAGCGAAGATCGACAACGGTACGACACCGAACACTACCCAAATCAAGGATCGAGAAATGTCAGACGAAACAACCAATGTCGAAGTTGGTCGCGCCGTTGCCGAAGCCGTCAAAGCGGCCATGTTGGAACGCGACGAAGCAACCAAAGCCGCGGCCGTCAAGGCCGCCGAGCTCGAAGATGCCAAGATTGAGGCCGCCAAAGAGGCAGTCAAGGCTTACGAAGAGCAACTCAAGACTTCCGGCCGATTGCCGACGAAGAGCGACGACTCGCCGAACATCGCCAAGTATTCCGATCTGTGGAAATACGACAATCTAGATCCGGCCGACCAGGCCGTCATGATTGGCATTCTACAGGCCGCGAAGGATGGCGGGCGTAGTCGAGGCGGCGCGAGCGAAGAGGCCGTCAAGGCGCTCGTCGTGAAGATTTCAGAAGCCAAAGAAGATCATTATAACGGCGCGAAGAGCGCGCTCAAAGCTTTCGGCTTCGATGCCGACGCTCCGAATCCCGCCGCCAAAGCCAACGAGTTAAACTATTCGACTCTGGCATCCGGCGGCAACGATTGGATCGGCGTCACATATTCGAACGAACTATGGCGCGAGATTGCACAGGACACGCCGATTGTCGGTAAGTTGCCGACCGTCGTTGTTCCGCAGGGTTCCGAATCAATCACGATTCCGGTTCAAGGTGCCGCTCCGACGTTCTACGTAGTGGCTCAGGCAACCGCTCAGGCGGCGAATCCGGGCGCGATTACTCGTACTATGACGACCTCGAAACAAACGACTTCTAGCGCTTCCCTGACGGTTGCCAAGTTGGGCGCGGCAACCTATTACACTGGCGAGCTCGAAGAAGATAGCGTCGTCCCCTGGGCTTCCGAGCTCAGAGCTTCGATGCAGCAAGAGGGTGCCGAAGTGCTCGAGCACGTCGTCATCGATGGCGACACCGACGGAAGCGCCACGACTAACATCAACGATATCGGCGGCACACCGGCCGCAACCGATACTTTCATGCTGTTGAACGGCTTCCGTAAGCTGTGTTTGATCACCAACACGGCCAACAGTCGAGACGGCGGCGCAATGACCGATGCCGACTTCCTCGAGACGCTCAAGCTCATGGGCTTGGGCGGGCGCAACGCAACCAATCGCGACAAGGTCGGCTTTATCATCGATCTGTGGACGCACTGGAAAGCGCTCGAGCTCGTCGCCGTCAAGACTCGCGACGTCTTCTCGAACCCGACCATTGAGAACGGGCAACTGACCGGAATCTACGGATATTCCGTCGACGCTTCGGCCAACATGCACCGTTGGAACACTGATGCTACTTACGGGCTGAAAGCCAATTCCGCCGGTAAGGTCGACGTGGACACCGCTTCGAACAACACAACGGGCAGCATTCTGGCCGTGCGCTGGGATCAGTGGCGGTTGGGCTACAAACGCCGGATCACATTTGAGACTCAGCGAGTTCCGAGCGCCGACTCGACCGAGATCACAGCGTTGATGCGCGTCGGTTTAATCAACCGAGACACCGACGCCAGCGCCATAAGTTACAATATCACGGTTTGACATAACGCTTAACGCTACCGTGTAACGCGGTTCGCCCTGCTAGGGTGCTCCCAGAACGAACAGGGGGCGCTCTACGGGGCGAGAAAAGGACTATCGAACATGGGTACATATAATCTAAAAAGCGGCTATGCGGTCGTCTCAGACATTTCCGATTTGTCGGCAAGCGAAGCCGAAATCGATTTGTTGGACGGCGTGACCAGTACGACCGCCGAGCTAAACATTCTTGACGGCGTGACATCAACCGCGGCGGAGCTAAACATTCTTGACGGCGTGACATCAACCGCGGCGGAGCTAAACATTCTGGACGGCGTAACGTCGACCGCGGCTGAGCTCAACTATCTCGACCTCACCACGCTCGGAACGGGCGCGGCTTCGAAGGCCGTCGTGTTGGATGCGGGCGACGATTACACATGGCCCGCTGCAGGCGTTCTGACTTACGGCGTATTGAACGATGGCTCGAATGCAATCACTTCGACCGCCGCCGAAATCAACTATCTCGACCTGGTTACTCTTGGAACGGGCGCGGCGAGTAAGGCCGTTGTCTTGGATGCGGGAGATGACTACACCTGGCCCGCGACCGGCGTTCTGACTTACGGCGTATTGAACGATGGTTCGAATGCCATCACCGCGACTGCCGCCGAAATCAACACGCTCGACGACGGAACCGGCGTCAAGTTCGTCGAAGAAACCGTCGGCTTTGCCGAATTCACCGACAACGCCGATGCGACCGGCCAGTTCGACATGGTCGGCACGATTCCGATCGGCGCTTGGCTTATTGCTGCGACCGTGACCGCTATAACGGGCTTCACCGGCGATACAACCGCCACTATGACGATTGGTGACGGCACCGACGTTGATCGCTATAACACCGGCACGATCGATGTCTTCTCGCCGCTGGCGAATGGCTTGTCGGGCGGCGCACCAAGCGGCGTACAGTATCATGACGCTGTCGAAACCGTTCGCTTGATGGTAACGGGCGGGGCGGACTTCACGTCAATCGCCGCCGGTTCCGTGACCGTCAGATTCTATTACTTAGTATAGGGGGCGATGATGATCAGATTTATCGTCGACTATCAGGGGTGGATTACGGGCGATTCGACGTTCTACGAGTGCGGCACCGTCAAGAGCTTCGATCGTTCCCGCGAGGTTTTGCTCGTGCGCTACGACCGCGCCGAGTGGGCGAACGGGTACGACGAAGCCAAATACGGCGCGCCGCCGGAGCAGTCGCCGCCGCAAAAAGCGAGAGATTCCCTGATCGAGATTAAGGGAATCGGTAAGACGATGGCGGTCGATCTTGCTCAGTTGGGAATTCTGACCTTCGGCGATCTGGCCAATGCCGACGCCGCCAAGTTGGGCGCTCAACTTAAAGCGAGCGAACGTCAAATTCGGGGTTGGATCGAGGCCGCTCGAAAGCGGGTGTAACGTGGCGTATATCACGAAAACCGAACTCAAAGAATGGTTGGGGATTCCGTCGGCCGATACGACCGATTCGGATATTCTTGACGATTTTGTTTTGAGTGCTCAACAGGATTTCGAGACGAGAACCGGCTATATTTTCGAAGCGGGGTCAGACACGACTCGCACGTTCGACGCCGAGCGCGACGTTCGCGGGCTAACACTAAGGTTTTCAACGCCGCTCGCCGCAATTACAACCGTAACGAACGGCGATTCGAACGTCGTCGCCGGAACCGACTACATCACCGAGCCGCAAAACTCGGTTGACGGGCCTTATTACGCTATAACGCTCAAGCGCTCGAAGGGCTTGACGTGGACCTATACCGACGATCCCGAGGGTGCCATCTCAATTCTCGGGAGATGGGCTTACATGACGACGCCGACCGACGAAATCAAAACGGCGGTCAAGGAAATCGGGGCTTGGCAGTATCGACGTCGGCGTAACGCTCCCGAACTCGACCGGGCGGTCGTGGCCGGAAATGCCACGTTCGGCCCGCAAGGTTTCCCGATGTTGGCTCACGACATAATCAAGAAATACAAAAAGCGGCGATAGCATGGCGATCACATATAACGAGATGGTCTCGGTTCTGACCGGCTTGACAATAACGGGGATAAGTTCTGACGCGATGCTGACAGCGCCGCCGGAAATATTTGATACGGCGCGGTGTCCGGCGTTGTTCCCGCGATTGCCGAGCGGGGAATCGATCATGCTGTCGTTCAACCGGACTACAGGTCGACCGCATATCACGATCGAGTTGGTTGTACTCGTGCAATCTGACGAGCTCGATCTCGCCGGAAATCGGTTCGATAATGCGGTCGATCTTATGGACAATATCAACACAGCGTTGACCGGGCAAATGCTCACGACTACATTTTCGGCGGGCTCTCTGGACGGCTGGACAATGCAGCTATCTTCAACCGAGAGCGGCGTCGAGGGCTTCGTGTCGGTCATCGTCACAGTGGAAGCGAGCTAGGGGATATCATGGCCGAAACAAGAGCGACAAATTCGCTTTTCTTCTTGGATGAATTTGATCTTTCGTGCGAGACGGCGAGCTTGTCGACGGCTTTGACAATCCCGGCGCTCGACACAACAACGCTATGCGCCAGCGCGATGACAAGTATCGCGGGACTCCCGTCGGCCGCCGTTACGATGGCGGGCTACATTTCCGGGCTTGTCGCTGGGAACGTAGAATTCGAAATGGAGGCGAGTCTCCCAGGGACGGGGTCGCGCACGATTGCGACTCTATACGGCACCGATACAACGGGCTGTCCCGCGTACATTCTCGACAATGCGTTTGACAACGATTTCACGACCGACTTCCCGATTGACGGCATATTGAGCGTCTCGGGCGGTTGGATGACTCAGGACGGCGTCAAGCGCGGGCTGAGAGTTTACAACGGCACGATATCGTCAACCGGAACGCAAAGCTCGGTAGACTTCGGAGCGCAAGGCACCGCGGGCGGTAAGGGTTGGCTGTTCGTGACCGCCATCACCGGCGGCGCAACGAATGCCGATATCGACATCGAATCGAGCGCGACCGAGGGCGGCGTCTATGTGAGCGAAGGAACTTTCACGTTCTCGGCGGTCGGCGTCCAGACCATGACGTTATCGGGCACGGTTGACCGATGGCTTCGAATCAATACAACGGATCTTGGCACGGCGACCAATTTCGCCGTGACTATCGTTGCTCAAATCGCCGGAGTTTCCGGCTAAACAAGGGGTTATCATGGCCGAAAAAAAGGTTGCCGGAAACGTAACGGTAACGTATAACGCGAACGCGTTGACAGCGTATCTCAACACGGCATCGCAGAACGCCGTTGTCAATGCAATAACAACGACCGACTTCAGCGACTCAGCCGAGACGAACATCGCCGGGCTCGCCGCTTGGAGCGTCAACGTTGGCGGGCATTGGGACGTAACGCTTGATGGCTATCTCGGGCCGGACGCCGTAGCGCCGCCCGCAACGCTTAGAACGCTCGCTGTGGGCATCGACTCAATTACTTACACGTGGACGACAAACGCGTTCATAAGCGATTACACGATCGACGCAAGCGCACCGCAAGAAAGTATAACGTGGTCGGGCGTGTTGACCGCTTCCGGCGCGCCGAGTCGAGCTTAATATGGCGCTAAAGTACCATTGCGAGATCGAGGGGCTCGAGGCTAACTACGTCGAAGTTGTTGAGATTTGGACGCGGGCGGAGCTTCGGGACTTAGTCGAGGCCGACGAATCCAATATGCTAGGCTGGCTGCAACTGAAAATCGAAGGGTGTCGGCTGGAAACGGTCGCGGGTCGGATCGTCGAGAAGGGTTCCGAAATTAACGAGGATCTTCTCGACGAGCTCGACCTCCGACTGCTACAATTTCTCGGCACGGTCTTGCTTCAGGCGGGCGTATATCTGAGGTCATTGGGAAATCTAAGCGGGCGTCTCTCGTTGAATGGTTTAGAACATACGAACCCAGCGAAGGAATAAGGCCCGCGCCGCCTGAGAACTTGGTCGACTATTGGCTTCTCGAACGCTTTCCCGGTCGCACTCTCGAAGAGCTCGACGCTATGGACTGGGGGCGCTACATGAAAGCGATCGAAGCGGGGACGATGCAAGAGATCGAGAAGGTTCGCGACTCTCAAATCAGGGGCGAGATTGCGCCCGACAAGATCGATAAGTCGACTTGGGCTTCGATCATGGAACACGACGAACTCATGAGGTCATCAGATGGCCGACAATAAAGTCGGGATCATTGTTGACGCAAAGAACAATGCTAAGGGTCCGCTGGGCGAGGTGTCGGGTCAACTAAAAGGGCTCGACAAGCTGGCCGGAACGTTGGCGACCGG